TTATAGAGTAAATGACACAGAAACTGGAGGGGTTCTGTTTGAGTGAAATAAAAAAATGCTTGGGAAAATCATTTTTTTCAAGTTCCTAACGCAATATATGACAATAGGCAGTTAGATGTATACGAGTTATCTATTTTGTTATATCTTTTCAGACTATCAAACGATGGCGAAGCATTCCCATCGCTAAAAAATATTTGCGAAACAGTCAAGGTTTCGCGCCCTAAGGTCAGCAAGAGTATCCAAACGCTAATTAAAAAAAGGTTACATGACAAAAAAAAGCACGGAAAAACAAAAATGGTTCTGCAACAAGCAACCTTTACATTTTATTAGACCCTAGTAAATCAGATTTACCACCCGTAGTAAACGACATTAACCACCCTAGTAAATCAGATTTACCAACCCTAGTTAATGACGTTACCACTATAAATACTAATACTATAAATACTAATTTAGAAAGTAATAATAAACTTGACGACCTGTCAATGGCAGTGAGAGAAATTATTGATTACTTAAACAGCCAGTTAGGAACGAAGTTTAGACACGAAACAACAAGCACACGTAAACACATTAAAGCTAGACTGAAAGATGGTTATACAATCGCTGACTTTAAAAAGGTGATTGATTATAAAAAGAAAGAGTGGCTAAACACTGAAATGTCTAAGTATCTAGTGCCTGATACTTTGTTTGGAAAAAGATTTGAAAAATATATTAATCAAGCAACTGCGTTAAAAAACAATGTCAGTGTGGATTATGGGTCGTCCGACCAAACAGTGTATAACAGCATGATGGCGCGCAAACAGCAAGAGATTAACGACTATTTCCGAGGAGGTCTATCATGACGCCAGATGAAAGCCGTAATATCCTATTGATTATCATACAAGCTTATCCACAGTTTGCGAAGCAGGCAAGTAAAGAGTTATACGCTTTGTGGGCGGATAAGCTCAAAAAGGGTGATTTTAAGCGAACAAAACATTTACTTGATAAACATATCGAGGCAAGTTCATACCCGCCAGCAATTGCTGACATACTTGTCATTGCCGATGATCGTTTCGAGAAAACAAGACAAATGATAAGCAGCTGGAACATTTCGGTTGAATCTACAAGGAAACCAAGCTTGGATGAACTACCGTGGTCAGATGAAATGAAGGCAGCATTTAAACAACGACAACAACAAAAAACATATCACGTGCCAAATAATGAGGAATTTAAAAAAAAAGCGTTCTGAAATGGCTGCACAGCTTGATGAACTCACTAAAAAAGAAGGAGGTACCAGAGATGATAGGCGCTAAATTTGAAGCAGAGAAAGCGCTGCTTGGCTCTATACTGTTAGACCCTGCTGTCATTACACAACTAAAAATAGTGCCTGATAACTTAACAGAAGGGTTCCACCGTTCTTGCTATAGGGTGATGCAACAACTAAATCAAGCAGGTGAAGTTATTGACGTAGTGAGCCTATACAATCGAATGAATAGCCCTGATGGATTGATTCAGCTAACAGAACTGGCTGGAAGCGTACCAACTGCTAAACATATTTTGCATTACGAAAAAATAATTTTAGAGAGATGTCAAGAAGAAAAAATGATGCATTACGCCCAAAAATATGTTAGTTCAGCAGATACAAGAGATTTCGAAGAACTTGTGGCACAAGCACAACATGTTCAAGGATTCGCCATTGATGAACAGCGAAATGTGCAAGATGATTTAATAGATATATTCGACAGCCTTTACACGGAACAGGATGAATACGAAGGTGCTATCCAGTTTGGATTTAAAGAGCTGGACAAACTAACTGGTGGTGCTAAAAAGGGTGATTTTATCATTATTGGAGCGCGTCCGAGCGTAGGGAAAACAGCTTTCGCCCTTAACTTAGCGTTGCTTATGGCAAAAAAAGAGATACTAACAGATGTATTTTCCATAGAAATGACAAGAAAGTCACTGCTCCGCCGTTTGATTAGTGCAGAAGGCAATCTACCCACACACGCTTGGTATAATCCGACACAGATGTTTAGCAACAAGCAAAAGGAAATTGCTGGCATGAGCGTTGGGACTATCAGCGATAAACCTATTTTTATTAACGAAATGAATCCACTCACAACGGAGGATGTGGAGCGCCAAATTATCCAGACCAAAAAAATACATGGTGAAAATAAAAGACACGTTGCCATTATTGATTACCTAGGGCTGATGGAAACGAAAAAACAATTTATGAATGAGACTTTGAAAATAGCTGATATTACAAAATCGCTTAAACGTTTAGCAAAAAAGCATAATATGCCAATTATACTTTTATCCCAACTTTCAAGAACTTTAATGTCTCGACAAGACAAACGCCCAATGCTATCTGATTTACGCGATTCAGGGGCGATTGAACAAGATGCAGACATGATTATTTTTCTTCACAGAGAAGACTATTACGACCGCGAGGCTGAAAGTGATGGAACAATGGATGTAATTGTTGCGAAAAATCGAGAAGGAGCAACAGGGGATATAAAACTAGCATTCATCAAAGAATACTCCAAATTTGTAAATTTAGAAATGAGGTGCGAATGATGGCGATGAACGTAATGAAAGCTTGCCAATCTGTACTATTTGGTAATAAAAAAATGACACACAAAGAAATTCTGAATAATCCGAATACAAAAAAGAATTATGTAAGCTTAGAAGATGGCAGATTGACAGATGAGAATGGGAACTACTTATTTGATGTTCAAACATATATCAATCGAGATATGAAGACTGGCTGGTTTGAATACAAGGAGGGAGAAAACAATGGATAAAAGTACAAAACCATGGAGCGTTAAGCAAATGAAGACCATGCACGAAACAAAGCAAACACTTAGCTTTGAACATCCTATTCAGCGCAAAGGAACCCAGTGGGATAAATATCAACAATCATTATTTATCCACAGCTTATTAACAGGTTACCCAGTTCCTGCTATTTTTACAACAAAAGTAGATGGTGTTAATTATGTTCTTGACGGAAAGCAACGATTAGAAACTATTTTTGCTTTTTTGAACGATGAATTCACATTACACATTGATACACCGTTAGTAGACGGATTCGATGCATCTGATATGTTTTTCAGCGAGCTTACAGAAGAAATTCAGGACAACTTAAGAACTACCAATTTATCAATTACACAACTAGAAGATTGTACAGATGACGATTTAGAAGAGGTGTTTTTCAGGCTGAATCATGGCACACCATTGTCATCCATTCAAAAAACGAAAGCACGCTTAGGAGCATCTTTAGCGGCTCAATTTGACAAACTAACCAGACATAGTTTTTTTAGTGAAGTAGTCAAATTCACTAAAACACAAATTAAAAAAGAAGACGATTTGAAAGCGATTATTCAAACAATGATGCTTGACGATTTAGAGAATTTAGGTAAATTCACAGTAACCGAGGTTTGTAAATTTGCTGAACAAATCGAAAACAACGAAAAAACACAAATGACGCTTGAGATACTGGAAAAAACATTTGATTACCTGCTTATGGCATTGAATTCAAAAGATCGCACGCTTTTAAAACCTGTCCACCTTCCAATGCTTATGCACCTAGCGTATAAAAAAATGGATAAATTTGGATTTAACGAGTTTGCTGATTGGTACTTAGACTTCACAGTGCGTTTCAAATTGAACGAAAACGATGGAGCGGCAAGTTATAAGGCATTTTGTGGCGCTGGTTCGACAGCGAGCGCAAAAGTAAAAGGTAGAGCTGAAGAAATGGAACGTGACTTCATGGCATTTGTTCAACAGACTACGGAGGTGTAAAACCATGCCAGAGTCTATTTTAAGGAAGATACAAAAGCTTTTCGACTTAGCAAATGATGCGGACGATGAGGAAGCTAAAACAGCTATATTAAGAGCGAGGGAACTAATGGTTAAGCACAACATCAGTGAAGAACAAATCAAAAGTAATTCAAGGCAAAAGCCAAGTAGTGTAGAAGATGTTCAAATACGTACTGTTATTTTTGCAAGAGTCCAAAAGTGGACATATCGGTTAATGATTTCAATTGCTTACCACTTTAGATGTGAACCATGTTTTTCTCATTCTAGCAATAAAACAAATTTAATGATTTATGGATTAGAAGAAGATTTAAATATCGCAGAGGCTACTTTTCACTACGCTTTCGCGATAATTAAGCGACGCTCAAAAGTGTATCGTGAAAAAATGAAGATACTAGATAGCCAAATCGTTCTCAGCGACCTAAACAATGCAGTTAAATCGTATATTGAAGGGTTTGTTGATGGCATTAGATATGCTTTAAATGAGCAGTATGAGGAGTTCGAAGCAAGCGGTTATGAACTCGCTGTGATAACCCCGAAAGTTGTTAAGGAGTACGGCAAAAATAATACTAGGGAAGTGAGAAAAAAATTAGATACTAACATCGAAAACCACCACTCGTATTCTGATGGATTTACCGATGGCAAAGATTTTCTTAATAAAAAAGCAATAGGTGAGGAGGCTATATAATCATGAAAACCAAATTACAAACATTACGTGAGCTAAAAGGATTGTCAATCCAAGAGTTGGCACTTAAAGCTTCTAAGGTTTGTGCTTGCGGATGTGTAGGACATATGGAGCTTACGATTAAATACATCGAAAGTGGTATCCCGCTGTGCCCTAAACCACGAAAAACATATGAATGGAAAGCTTTGGCAAAAGCACTAGACTGTAAAAATGGAGACATTTACTTGAAAGTGTAATATAAAGTGAAATTTCAAACTAGTTGATTTCGACAATTTTAGATCAAAGGAGGATTATTGGAATGAGTTTAGTGGCAGGTGAATTAATCTCAGAAAATAAAAAACGGCAGTTCGAAATTATTGAAATTATTACTGAAAATCCAAACATGAATCTTAATGAGCTATTAAAATTACAACGAGAGCTCAAACAACTGATGAACGAAAACACACGCGCAAAAAAACTCGAGATACTTAAATATAAAATCGCATCAGGTATATGGAACAAAGATAAATATGGTTGCATATCTATCAAGACAATTGCTGAAATGCGTAATGCAGGATTGGACATAGCGTTTATGGCTAAATATTTCGGGATAAGTAAAAGCTCGTTAAACAATTGCATATATAACGATAGAAAGGCATATCGCAAACACTTTAACAAAGATTTAAGTTCAAAAAATAAACAGTTTTGGCTATCTGAATAAGGAGAAAAATAATGGACATTGAAAAAATGCTGTTATGTTATGTGAAAATAAAGTTAGGATGTGGGTGGGATGTTCGATGTGTATTTTAAAACAGGTCACGCTTTCGCTTATTACAGAACGTATTCTGATTTAGCAACGGCTAAAACAGAAATAAGAAAAGCATTTAATAAAAACAACTGTAATGAAGCAATGATTAGTAATTCGAGGATTGGGAACCATTTATACTTTGTGAAACAATACAACTGAATATTAGTAAGCATCGTATTAAGTTGTATTTAATACGGTGCTTTTTGTTTGGAGGGATGTTAGTGGCTAATGAAGATTTAATATTTCAGTATCGAATCACCTCGCGTGGAGCTAAAAGACATCTAAGAGCATGTAAGGATACTCACGAGCGAAACGTATGGAAAGGTATTATTGATAGCTTAGGAACTAGTATTTGCTATATGAAGTATGGTTGTTTGCCAGAGGATATAAAAACAAATCAAAGAAGCAGATTCAGAATGCTTCATGCTGACATAATCAATTGGAATATACTAATAAACGATAAAAAAGAAATAGATGATCAGATAGATGATTTTAATTATCAGATGATAAAGGACTTGCTAAGCGCTTTGTCCAACCGCGAAAAAGAATGTTACTTATTAAAGCATCAATTTCTTTTCGAGCCATCTACTATAGCGGCAATGTTAGGAATAACTGTAAGTACTGTTGAAACAACTATTACTAGAGCTAAGAATAAAATCCAGAAGAAAGCCAACAATAGTTTATACGTGATGCGAAAGGGGTGGAACGATTGAACTTTGTACAGCCAATAAGAAGCGTGGAATCAATTGAGAAGATAAAGGACTACTTATTAAGCCAGAGTCAACGCAATTACATTTTATTTATACTTGGCATCAATGTCGGGTTACGCATAGGAGACTTAATAGCACTTAAAGTATCCGATGTTAAGTCTAATCACATTATTATCAAAGAACAGAAGACGAATAAATCAAAGCAAATCAAGTTGACCAAGCAAGCCAAGAAGTCGGTGAATATTTATATAGCTGATATGAAAGATGATGATTATTTGTTCCCTTCACGGAATGGCATGAAAGAACACATATCCAGATTCACAGCGTATAAAATAATGAAAGACATTCAAGAGCAATTTAAACTAGAGAATTTAGGTGCGCATACGCTTAGGAAAACATTTGGTTATCATTTCTACAAAAAAAACAAAATGATGTAGTGGCACTTCAAAAAATATTAAACCATAGCGATCCAGCAATCACTTTAAGATACATCGGAATTGAACAAGATCAACAAGATGCATTGATGGATAAATTTGGTTTATGAAGCAGCCATTTATTTTTTATTTAAATATGAACTCAACATAATATGGCGTAGGTGACTTCATTTTTAAAAAGTTTGAAAAGCATTGATAAATATAATGGTTTGATGTCATGAACGAAAGTCACAGTTTATAAGATATGTGGAATTCGCGGAGCATTTTTGTAGTGGTCTGGTTCACTATAGTGAGAAGTATTTTTACTTCTAATTAGTTTTAGGTGATAGGAGTTCCCTCCACTCTCCTATCACTATTAATTTCGTAAGTGGAGAAATTAAATTTGGAGGGTTTTATATGACGAAGGATGGAGTAAATACGTTTGGAAAGACAGCAGAACAATTAAGTAGTGTATTTAGAGAGCTTTCCAAAGCAATCAATCGAGCAGTTGATACTACAAAAGAGTTACAATTTCAGATGAATGAAGCGGTAAGTTATGTTTCAAGAGAATTAAACTTATCTGAAGATGAGAAGGAGCAAGTAATAAAAATGATTGCTTACTTAGTCTCTAATAACATGGCATCAAATTTTATGGATGCTGCTAAAAAAATTAGTAAGGATAAAGATTTTATAAACAACTCAGTTCCATCTGAAAGAATTAGAAGTTTGCTGACTAGTGCGACTGTTAAAGTGAACACCGCGTTCGACAAAACAACAGTGGTCACGGTCAAGCTAGAAAATGGTTTTACCATCACTGAATCATCTGGTGCTGTTAATAAAAGTAATTATGATGTGGAAATCGGAAAAGACATTTGCATAAAAAAAAATAGAAGACAAACTTTGGGAACTAGAAGGTTATCGCTTGCAAAGCAAACTATATGAAGCTGGATTACTGTAGCGTATGGAAGCCATGACACCGAAGCTGTATAAACTGATTGCTGCTGATGAGATGATTAAGTTCTACAAATCGAAAGAGTGGCGAGCAGTCAGAGCTGATGCTCTACAAAGAGATAACCATGAGTGCCAGCGATGCAAACGGAAAGGAATGTTTAGTCCTGCCGATTGTGTCCACCATATTAAATATGTGAAGGATTGCCCTTATTTAGCATTAACACTTTGTAATTTAGAATCGCTTTGCAATCAATGCCACAATGAAGAGCACGGTCGATTGCCGAATCAAAAGAAAGCTAAGAGCAATTCAAATATATTTAAGGAGAGATGGTAGCATGAAAGTTGAGTTCGAAGGTGTGACCTATGACATTGATAAGATTGATACTTACAACAGGTACACTCAAGATAGATTGAAGTACATCATGTACAGCGCATACAGGAACATACGTGATAGTGTATTACTCAATAGATGTCAAGGAAAAAAACTAAATGAAGTAAGAGTGCTAGCCGTTCAACATATGGATAGGGCGTTGCGCTACACAAAGCTTACAGAATCAGAAATAGATTCTGTTTTTAGTTTTATGGAAAAATATTTTCCAAAAATCTGACCCCCCCTTAAAAAATTTTGAACTTTTTAAGGAGGGACGAACAACGGGGGAGGTAGATAGGAAAAAATATTTTTTGCTTTTTGCGCATGAGAGGGGGGTGAAACATGGCTAAAGAATCCAGAGAGCGCAGAAAGATGCGGATTAGAACGGATTTGATTGAACATATCGAAAACAAAAAAACTAACGCAAAACTATTGGCGAGACTTAGTTAATGACTATTTGCAACTATGGGAAATCAAAGAAAAGCTTTTAACGGAAATTAAAATAAAAGGCGTTATGGTGAAAATTAAAAATGGTTCACAGGAATTTCGAAAGCGCAGCGATGCCATCGTGGAGCTCCCTAAAATTTCAAAGCGTATGACCGATATTTTGGAAATCATCGGAAATGCAAAGGTAGTTGATGCAGATGATGACGGCGACCCAGATTTATAAATATCATCCACATATTGATAATTATTTTCATTCAATTGAAAGTGGAAAAATAAGAGCGTGTAAAGAACAACATCAGCTCATTGAATACGTGAAATATATTTTAGATGATGAAAATGTTTATATTGACAATCGAGCCATAGAAGATTCTATAAATATTCCAGCACCTTATTTTCCTTTTGAATTATATCCTTGGCAAAAATTTACCAATGCTTGTATCTTTGGAGTTCGTTACAAAGATACAGGTAGATTGGTTTGGTCTCAAATTTTAATAATGATGGGGCGAGGAGGTGGCAAAAATGGCTATGCTGCTTATTTAAGTTTTTACATGTTGTCCAAAAAATTTGATATTCATAACTATAATATTGAATTTGTTGCCACGACTGAAAGACAAGCTAAAACAAGCTTTGAAGATGTGAAAGCAGTTCTAGATAATCCGAAGCATGAAATTAAACTTAAAAAAGCATTTAGAGCAACCAAAGTTCTGATTACAAACAATAGCACTCTTTCAAAGATGCAATATCACACATCAAACGCGAAAACAAAAGATGGACTTAGACCAGGAGCCATTTTCTTCGATGAGATCCATGAATATGAATCTAAAGCAATGATTCGCGTTTTCCGTTCTGCGCTTGGGAAAGTCAAGGACGGGCGAACTTTTTATTTTACAACAGATGGTTACTTAAGAGGGTTTTTCTTAGATGACATGAAAGCTAAAGCTGCTAACATTTTGAATAATTTTAAAGACCTACCTAAAAACCGATTATTCCCGTTCATTTGTAAACTGGATGAAGCAGAACAAGTATTAGATCAAGATAATTGGGAAATGGCAAATCCATCATTACCGCATGATGATGTTCTTTTTGAAACGATGGTTGAAGAATGGGAAGACTGCTTTAATGGAGAAACTGCTACAGATATTGTAATGCACGCGGAATTTTTAACTAAGCGAATGAATTTTCCAATTGAACTTGTCAAACATCAAGTAGCTACTTATGAAGATGTTCTTGCAACAGACCAGCCTTTACCAGATGATTTAAATGGTGTGACAGCTATTGCAGGTGTCGATTTTGCAGATGTTAGAGATTTTTGCACAGTTGGTTTACTGTTCAAAGTAGGAGAGAAGCGTTATTGGATTCAACACACTTTTATTCATCACTTAGCATTAAAGCAGCAAGAAATTAATCCAGATATTATTGAGATTGCAAAAGCTAAGAAATTATGTACGATTATCGAAACTGATAAATCAATAAGACCAGAACGCGTTGCAAACTGGCTTATAGACAAACTAAGCGTATTCGGAATAAAGAAAGTAGCGATGGATACTTTTAGAGAATCTATTTTAGGTAAGAAGCTGAGGGAAGTGGGATTTGAAGTTGAGGTTGTGAGAAGAGGAAATGTAACGCACAGCAAATTAGCACCTTTGATTGATGATCTGTTTATTAATAATAATATTATTTTTCATGACGACCCACTTATGCGATGGTTTGTTTTAAATGTCTATGTTGATGAGCTCGGGAATGGCAATAAAGAGTTCAAAAAAAATAGACAAAGAAAAAAAGAAAAAACAGATGGATTCTTTGCTTTTACACATGCACTTAATTTTGATGATGAGTTAACAGAGGATACAGGCTTTGATGGAATGGACATTATTACATTTTAAGGGGGTGTTTACTTGGGATTAAGAGAATGGTCAAGAAATCTATTTTCAGGGTCAGGAGATGTAAGTGAAGATACGACCATTGAGGATGCATTTTGCGCTTTACCCAGTCAGAAACTAACAGAACTATCTATTTAAAAAATGGGCAATTGATTCTTGCGTGAATAAAATTGCTAATGCGATTTCAAAAGCGGAAGTTCAAACTTTTGTAAAGGGTGAAGAAGTTAGAAATAGCACGTGGTATTTATTGAACATAGAACCTAATCAAAATCAAAACGCAACGGAATTTTGGAAAAAATTAGTTACTAAACTAGTTTATGAAAATGAGGCTTTGATATTTGGTATCAATAATCATTTATATGTCGCTGATTCTTTTGAGCAAGTGAAGTTTTCGTTTCGCGAAAATATTTATAGAAATATCGTTTTGAAAGATTTTTCAGTTAAAACTATTTTCAATGAATCGAGCGTCATTCACCTTACTCTAAACAACAGAAATATTAAATCTGTTATCGATGGCTTTTATAAAATGTATGGGAACCTTATTACACAAGGTATTGCCAATTATAAAAAAATGAATAACAGAAAATTCTCACTGACAAGCGAAGGGCAAGTTAAGCAAGATAAAG